ACTGCTGCGGGGCGGTCGCGCCCGTGGCCGCGGCCGCCGTCATCAGCTCCGTCAGCACCTCGATCATGATCATGACGGCCACCGCGGCCGCAGCAGCCCGAACAGGGAGGTCTGGACGTCGGGGTCCAGCCGGCTCAGCAGCCGCAGCTCCGTGCCGTCCGACGGGGAGCCGGCCGTGCCGTAGGGCGACTCTCGGCGCACCCACCAGCGGGCCGTCTGCAGCTGCGTCGCGGTGACCGCGCCCGGCGGGAACGTCAGCCAGCCGAATTCGCCGGTGCCGGTCAGGTCCAGGGTGGGCGGCTCCCGCAGCAGCAGCGCCGTGTATGGCTTACCGCCGGCGACCGCGTTCTCCGGCCACCAGCGGAAGTCGACGCCGGCGACCAGCCCGGCGCCGGGCGCCGGCTCCCACGGATCCCCCCACGCCCACGCCATCGACGCCGGGTTTTGCACGTCGTCGATGGGCAGCAGCCACCCGCGGCCGTCGATCAGCTGCGCGGCCAACGCCGACGAGTACACCCGGACACCCGACTCCGAACCGAACTGCCGGTTCGCGGCGACGTCGACGGCCCGCGACGCAGCCGTGATCAGCTGCTGCAGGTACGGGTCGTCGACGCTGACCCCGTCCGGGACACGCAGGTAGGTGCGCATCCCGGCGAGGGTCACATAGTCGGGGGCCCACGGCACCGATCAGTCCCGCGGGTTGTCGACAGGCTGCGGGCCGGTGTTCGCGGTGGGGTCCGCGTCGTCGCCAGTCGGGGCGGGCGTGCGGTTCGCGTCGCGCGTCTTGCCCTGCGCGTCGCGGCGGCGCTGCTCTTGCTCCTGCGCAGCTTTGCCCTCGTCGGTGGCCGGGTCGATCCCGTGGTCCTTCGCCATGATCGTCTCTCCTGTCCAGGGTGAGCGGGTCACCCCGTAGGTGATGAGGTCCTGCCGTTCGCCCTCCGAGAGCTTGTACGGGGGCGGGGCCGGTTTGCGCGGGCCCACCGACTGGCCAGCCCGCAAGGCCTCATTCTCACGCTGCAGCGCCGACACCTGCAGCTTCAGCGCGTCGCGTTCGGCGGCGGTCTCTGCGGCCGACTGTGCGGCCGCCTGCTTGGCGCTCATCACGGCAGCGCCGTCGGATCGAACAGGATCTCCCGTACGCCACTGACGTCGGAGATCGCCGTGGCCTGATAACCCCACACACCCAGATACACGTTCGCCACCTCGACCTGATCCAGGGTCAGCCGCTGCGGCGCACTGGCCCACCCGTGCACTACCGCCGTGTCGAACAGGTAGGAACTCGCTTCCACGTCGCCCGTCGCGGCGAGGGCCCACGCGGGCAGCCAGTCGACCCCGCCCAGGTTGACGGTGCCGAAGCGTGCCTGACTGGCGCCGTTGCGGTTCTGCGGCTGCAGGATCGGCAGCAGCGGCGCCCCCGCCGAATCGGTCGCACCGACCAGCGCCTCATACAAATCGACCTGCGTGAACCCGGCGTTCATGGTGAACCCGCCCCGCACGTACTGGAGCCGGGCCATCGCCTGGGACAGCTCCTGCACGAGGCCGGCGCCGCCCGTGCCACCGCCGGCGGTGAGTGGGATCGACGGCGGGGTGGCCGCGTTCAGCACCGCCACCGCGGCCGCTTCCAGACCCTCGTACCAGCCGCGCACCATCTGCTGCCAGATGAGCGTCGAGATCTGCGGGTTGCCTCCCTGATCCCAGACTTCCCTCGTGATTTGCGCCTTGCCACTGTTCGCGCTGGGGGTGACGGTTTGCGACGTGGCGACGAACGTGCCGGGGGTCGGCTCCTGACCTTCGGTGTGCGGGCCCACGAGGCCCGTCGCCGCGGAGAACTTCGGGAACACGAACGGGGTGATATCGGTGAGGGTGCCCTTATTGATGGCATCCCACACCGGATAGGAATACTCCCGCTGGTCGACGTACATGTCCGGTCTCTGCCGGACCGGGTTCAGGGCGCCCACATCACCGGTGTCGACAAACGCGCGCTGCACGAAGCGCAGCGCCCGGTCGCCGGCGGCGGTGTCGCCCAACGTCCAGTAGGCACGCAGGTCGGCGCTGAAGTCGTGGGTGCCGGGGCGCAGCTGCTGTTCGCCGTGGCGGCCGAACACGAGCCGGTACGGTTCGGGCTCCTGCACGTGCAGCGGCGAGTGCCCCGGGTCCACGTAGGCGCGACCCGCCGGCGGCGCGGCGCCCGGCGGCGCGGCCGCCACCAGCTGGCCCAGCGCGGCGGTGAGCTGCGCTTCGGTGGTCCCGGCGGGGAGCTGCGCGAACACCGGCGCCGTCGCCGGCGTCGCCGCGGCCTGCCCCGCCTGACGCGGCGCCGCGCCATCCTGCGGCGGCGCCGCGTCGGTGTGACCGTATGGCGGCGCCGGGACGTACTGTCCCGGCGCCGCGACGGTATAGGTGTGCGTCGGCGCCACACCATTCTGTTGTGGCGCCGCGACACTGTGATTGTGTGGCGGCGCCGCGGTAGTTTGTGGCGGCGCCGCGTCGGCGCCGTAGGCGACGCCGGGCAGCGCCGCGGCGACCGTGCACGCCACCCCCGGGGGGTGACGGCGGCCGCACAGTGGGCAGAACATGTGACCCCCTAGGGAAGCGCGCACGGCCGTGTGCCGGGCGTCGTCGAACGATGGCAGCGCCGTGGAAGACACTTCGTGCAGCGTGGCGCGCAGCACCGTGACCAGCTGCTCTTCCTCGTCGACGACCACGTCGCCGTCGGCGGGATTTTCGGAGAACGAGACCCCCACGCTGAACCCGTCGACGGTGCCGTGTTGCGCGGCCGACAGGAGATCATCGCCGTCGGTGCCGGGCTGCACGTCCATCACCGCGGCCAGACCTTCGGACTCCGGTGTCAGCCGGACCGCCTTGCCGACGGGCGCGATGTGCTCCCGCAGATGCTTCACCCGGGGCACGTCCGACCATTCCAGCGATCCCGCGGCGAAGGTGTAGCGCCAGCCGAACTGCGGCGCGGACACCGCGCCCCACGGCACCGCGAGCCCGGTGATGGTGCGGGCCGGCGCGTCGACGGTGAAGCGGTGCCGGCTGTGTTCGCCCAGAGTGAAATGCCGGGACTGTGCGGGCAGCGCGAACGTGCGCACCGGGCGGTGCGCGGCCGCGGCGGTGCCGGCCGGCGCGGCGCCGGAACTGGAGCCGGCGCCAGCCGGCGGTGCGCCGGGTAGGCCCGCCCAGGTGCGGATCTCTGCCGCGTCGGTGACACCCATGCGCTGCAGCCCCTCCCAGTAGGTGACCTGATCCAGCGGTGCCGGTTTCAGGTAGTCCGTCAAGTCGAACGTGATCGTCTGCCCGTACGGGGTGACGTCACCCATGGAGAGCCGCTGCTCGATCGCCCGCATGTACGGGGCGTATGTCCGGTTGACTTTCTGCTGCGCCCTATCGACCGAATTGAAGTAGATCCGGGAGGTGACGGACACGCCCAGGTCCTCCGGGTCGATGCCCGTGCCCTGCGCGATTTCGAGGGTGCACTGTTTCTGCAGCTCCACCAGCTGCAGCTCTTGCGGCGACGGGGCAGAGATCGGCACGTGCTTGACGTTGCCCGGGATGTAGCCGGTGCCACTCCTCTTTCGTCCGGTGCGCCACTTCGCGAGGAAGACGGGGATCTCGTCCTCGGTCATCGGGATGACCTGCGGGTCATCCGACTCCGTGAAGTAATCCAACGGCCGCGGGTTGTCCGCGTACGCCGCGGCCAGCTTGTCCAGCAGCAACGCCCGCCGGATCGTGCGGGCGTTCGCGACCAGCAACGCAGGGTTCGGCGAGTCGAACCTGATCATCAGGCTCTTCGCCACCGGCTGACCGTCCAGCCACAAGAACTTGTCCGGGTTGCGGGGGTCGAAACCGGAGGGCAGGTTCGCCGGGCTGCGATCCGCCGGCGGATCCAGGGACACCGACTCCGGTGCCACCCGCCGGGCGGTCAACGGGAACCCCGCATAGTCCTGCGAAGTGATCCGCCACCACGCCACCGCGTCGAACACAAGATCCTCGATCGTCTGCGCGAGCACGACGACGTTGGGCACGTCGGGATCCACCTGACGCAGCAACGGCGACACCAGCAGCTGATCCCCGCGGTAGAGCTGCAGGGGCAACGTGCCGATGGCGCACAGTTCGTTGCGTGCCCGCTGCACCGCCGCCACCTGCAGCGCGACATCACGCGACACCCGGGCCGCGGACGTGGCGTAGCCGCCGGGCGCGACGCCGAGCATCTCGCCGATCACGTCGTCGATCGGCCGGGGCGTCGCCGAGAATCGGGCGGTGCGGCTCCCCCGCCAGAGAGACCGCCACCGCTCGGTGATACCGGACCACCAGGTCACACGCGCATCGTAAGCCCGGACAGGTGAAAACCGTTATCAACTAGACGGGGCAGCCCGGGCCGGCGTCGTAACCCCCGACAGCCCGGGCGCCTTGGCGAGCAGCGTAGGGGCCGCGCGGCCCGAACGTAAACCGTCGTGCTGACTCCGGTCTCCAATGGAGCCCCGCGCACATGGGGGATGACCCCCGCGTGTGCGGGGAAAGCGGGCCGCGCGGCCCGGTGCTCGAGTCTAGTCGTCGCCGACCAGGTGCAGCCCGGAGGCACGCCGGCGCTGCGGCCGCGACCGCAACAGGTGCACCGCACCGGCGGCCGCGTACACCGCGTCGATGTGGACCCCGCCGGCGCGGCGGTCGAACACCCACGCGTCGCCGCGGTCGCGTTTCTCCGCGGCCTGCACCTGCGTGTCGAGGAGGTCCTGACCGGAGTGGGCGAGGCCAAGCGCTGCGACCAGGGCGGCGAAGCCGACGCAGACGGCGGGGACTTGCGCGGTGACCGGCTGCACGGCGATCCCGCGGGGTGGCCACCCGCGGCGGCGGCCGGCGCGCAGCTCCACGTCGACGGCGGCGGCGGGGCCGGCGGGGAACCAGCCGAGCACCGCCGGGCGCACCCGGGCGATCCAGTCGGGGAGCTCGGCGCGCAGGACGGCGAGGTCGGTCCACGCGGCGACGACTTCCACCCGGACCACGGGCCGCTCGTCGACGGTGTCGTGGCAGGCGACGACCAGGGAGGCGTGCGCCCCGTCCGGGGCGACGTCGAGACACGCGGCCAGCTCGGCGCCGGCCGGCACCCCGGCGGGGTGGCAGGAGCTGGCCCACGCCGCGGCGTTGACCGCCGGGTCCGCGGCCGCGGTCCGTATGCACATGACCTCGGTGCGGTATTCGGTGAGCTGCGGCCCGCCCGCGGCGACCGCGGCCGCGCCCTGCTGCACGAGGAGGTCCAGGTCGGGCCCGCCGTAGCCGGCGGACGGGTTCGCCTGCAGCAGCGCGAGCGGGTCGGTGGGGTCCGCGTCGACGGGACACGACCAGGAGAACATGCCGGTGCGGGGGTCACCGGCACCGGTGCGGATGAATTCCGCGCACTGATCGTGCAGGTTGTTCAGCACGATGGAGGCGGCGGTGCCGGCGTTGCTCAACGCCCACGCTTGGAAGGTGGGCACGGCGTTGCCCGCGTACACCGACGCGGACCACGCCTGGTAGTCGTGGTGTTGACGCAACTCGTCCAGGATCAGCCGGTACACCGTCAGGCTGCGGCCGCCCTCCGCGTTCGCCGGGGCGATCTTGTAGCGGGCCCGCTCGGTGGTCCAGCACTGCTGTTCGCCGTTCGCGTCGCGCCGCCACCGCCGGCCGCGCAGGTCGGTCAAGGCGTCGGCTGCCTCCACCGCCGCGCACATGCGGTCCCACGACTCGCGGGCGTAGTCCAGCTTGGCGCTCGTGCCGAGCACGAGGGGGACCTGGCACGCGAACAGCCACCACGACGCGAGGGTCTGCGGTAGCCACGTCTTGCCGTTCTGCCGGCCGGCTTCCACCAGCAGGATGCGGAACCGCGGCCGCCGATCGGGCAGCAGCTCCAGCCCGTGGATGACGGCCCACCGCTGCCACGGCCGCGGCGGGGTACCCATCACGTTCTCCGCCCAGTCGATCACCTGGAAACCGTCGGAGGTGTCCGGCTGCAGGGCGCACCCGCAACCGCACGGCCCGGGCGGGCCGGTAACCAGCGGCGGGGTGAACAGCCGCGGGACGGTCGCGCCGTGCCGGGGCGGGGGAGCGGCGAGCGGACGGGTCACACGGCGCGGCCGTCGCGCAGCAGCCGCAGCCGGTCACGGGCGGCTACCTCTTTGCTCACCCCGCCCGGGGCGCCGGTCGTGTCGCCCACCGCACGCCCGTCGCGGGTCAGGCCGAGCGCGGTGAGCGTGCGCAGGTACAACGGGCCGAGGCGTTGATAGATCTCGATCTCATCGGGAAGTTCCTCGGCCCGGGCGGTGGCGAGGTCGAGGAGCTGCGCGAGGTGCTCGGCGAGACGCAGCCCGGCGGTGTCGACGGGTTGGATCTTCGCGGCCCGGGCCGCGGCGCGGACCCGGGGCAGGTGAGTGCCGACACGAGCGGCCATGATCAATGTCCGTTCCGTGGGGATCGGTGGGGATCAGTGCGATGTGTGTCGATATCGACGCCGATCGGCGCGGACCGGCGGGGAGAGAGAGCTCCCGGACAC